GTCGAAAGATGGTAAAATCAGCATCAGAGACATGGAGTTTGAGGATGATTTGACCCATGACTTTCTTGGCACGCATCAGGAGTATTTTCTCAATAAATTCGGCCGATGCTTTACTAAGTCTGGCGAGCGAATTACCAGATGATGGACACTGAAAACAAGCAGTTTTGGTGCATCGAAGGCGTTAAGCTAGAGTCAGATTTTATTAACCAGCAGCCCATAGATGGGTGGAAGGTTGTAGAGAATCCAGAGAAGGCTGAGAACGAGTTTGCTCATGACTTTACCGTAGTTGTAAAGGCCGATCTTAAGAGCATGCAAACGCCATGGAAGTACGCGCAAAGCATGTTTGGCATACCAAGCCATGCGGCAATATCCATTAACGGCAAGGACTTCATGCGGTACTCAAGGCTTTACCCTAACATCCTCATCATTTGTGATGTTCGATACGAGCTGGAGTCTGACGGGGTGTATATCATGACGTTACCGCGAGCTAGGGCGCTGTTAAAAGAAGGCAAGGCCGTGCGCCATGATTATAAGAACCGGGTAGATGACAATGCAGGCAACGCTAAATTTAGCTACGTGTTTGATGTCCGGTGCCTTGATAAACTGGAGGCTAAGAATGTCTAGCCATAACTGGGTAGTAAACAATGAGCATCAGGCGCGTGAGCTGTGTAATTACATCATGGCTAACGTGGATAAAAAGCTGACCTATCAGATAAAGCCACAAACACGCACTAGCCAACAGAACAAAGCCATTTATGCATTCTGTGGGCATGTAGCACGAGAGCTTGATGCTAGGGGGAAGGATATGCAGCAAGTCGTAACAATGTCGATTTCACCGACTAAAGAGCTAGTAAAGCTGATTATGTGGGACAAGGTGCAACAGGCACTGTTCGGCAAGAAGTCATCGGCTGACCTACTAACTAGCGAGGTAGACGACGTGCAACGTGTTATCGGCAGACACCTAGCAGAAACCCACGACATCGATGTGCCATTCGGCAGATGATCCCGCAGCGTCGATGCATTCACTGCAATGCGGTGATGCTCCCTTTTTTCTACAACAAGTCTCCCTATGGGCTACAGGGCTGGAAATGCACCTGTGGCGTCTGGGAGCGCGCTGTAGCAGACGATAGGAAATACACTTATGGCGACCAAACCCAAGAAGCAAAAGACCGTAGCGAAGCTGAGAGAGGAAGCGGCGGTACTCCTACAAAAGCTAGTAAGGATGAAGGCCGCAGACGTCGATGGCATTGCCCAGTGTGTAACCTGTGGTAAGAAGCAACACTTTAAGGAAATGGACGGCGGACACTTCATTAGCCGTAAATACACCGCTACTAAACTAATCGAGGAAAACGTACACCCTCAGTGCAAAGGCTGTAACCAATACGCCAGCGGTCGGCACGATGACTACTCACTGTACATGGTAGACACCTACGGTATTGAGATGGTCAGGGAGCTGAACGACAAGAAGCGTGAGCTGTGTAAGCAGAACAGAATCGAGCTAGAAGAGATTAAGGTAGAGCTACGCGCACGCATCAGAGAGCAAGAAATACGATTAAATCTGCGATAACCCTTGCACGCTGTTTCATTTATTGAGACACTATCTGTGTCGGGGATGTCCCGGCATTAACGGGAGATAGTTTATGTGTGTAGCTGAAGAGTTAGTAATTAGAGTCGCTCAAGATTTTTGCGAGCAAAAGATTTTGCCGTTTGATGTTCCTACTATCGGCACTGCTATCAAGATGCTGGAGTTAGAAGAGCCGGTAGCGTGGTGGGGTACAGCTCATGATGTGTATGAGTGGGCATTGCGTCTGCTTGATGAGATTACAGAGTGTCGCAACTATATGGCCGGCGATCGTGATTTGCACGCAGAGCCAGTTGATCCTTGTTGGTATAACTAGGGAGATCGGCAATGAGGAACAAGGTTACTTACGAGTGGCGTGTCAACGTGTGCGATGAGTATGGCGACATTGAGGATTTTACTTGCTGCGATACCTACGCTGAAGCACGAGAGGAAGAGCGTAAACTTCACGCCCATGGTATGGATCTGCGCTGGTATACAGAGATCGAGCTAGGTCGCGATGAATGGTGCGAGGACAACGGCTTACAAGATCGTGGTTACGCTACGGTAGAAAACGGCACGTTGCCAGAACGTTTTTGCTGCGGTAACAAGGTGCCTGCTTACAAGCGCAAGGAAGTCGCATGAACCACGTCATCGAGCAGCGCATCGACATCTTACTGAAAGGGCGTTACCGGCAAGATGAGGTGGCGTCCATTATCGCTGTGGAACATCCAGAGCTAAACGAGTTCGATGTAGAAGACTTACCCGCGCACATAAAGCGCATAGCCGGGAGACATAATAATGACACAGGCACAACGTATACTTCTTAATACAGGCGTCGTATTGGCACTGTTATTGCTGGGTCTTGTAGGTAATATGGATTACGAGGATGAGCTTGCAGAGCAGGCTTTCTACGAGGAAATGGTCTGCCTAGGGCATTGGCCTGATTACCAGAATTTAGGAGTGGTATGTAGTGAAGCTAACTGAGGCTCAACTGGGGGAGGCTATCAAGTTACGCGATCAGGGAGTAGACACTTGGTCGCTATCTACTATCTACGGGGTTCACTATGACACCATGCGTAGATATCTAAGAAATTATGACACCTATGGCGTGTCGATATTCACAGCTAATCCAAAGCCTGTTGAGAAGTCTGTGGATAATCCTTAAAATCGGGAAGTCATTGGCAGTGAGACGATAGTATGCTGCAAGTGGTTGGTATCCAGTGGTATCCGGTACGGCCGGGCAACATGCCTAAAAACGAGAGGACTGTGCTTGTCGCATTCGACGACATGACGGTAGAGTCTTGGCCTCTCACTTTCAATGACATTATGGACGGCGAGATTAGAGCAGGACACAGCATGGGGCTGTACTGGGCTGACTCAATACCGCACCCAGAAGAGGATTTTGGAGATGGCAGCTACTAGACGACAGAAAGTTCGCGCCGTGAAAGATGAAGAAAATAGGCGCGCTTTAAGCATTAGGGGTAAGGCCGAATATATATTTGATTTAATTGATCAAATCGGCGAACTAGACCCTGAAAAGGATGAACACTTTGCAGCTAAGGTACAGCAGAAGAAAACGCAGGCTGAACTAAGGCTCAAGATGCTCGCTAAGACGCTACCTGACCTCAAGCAAGTGGATGCTGATCTCACAAGTAGCGATGGTTCTATGACTCCACCAATGGTGATTGAACTTGTCGCAAAAGGTCTCGATTGAACTACCGCCAAAACTAGCCAGCCTGTTTACGGGTGAGGCTAGATACCGTTGCTCATACGGTGGCCGGGGAAGCGCTAAGACTCGCTCATTCGCACTAATGACTGCTGTATGGGGCATGCGTTGGGGCGTAGCGGGTAAGCAAGGGCAGATACTGTGCGCTCGTGAACACCTAAACTCTCTCGATGAATCCTCAATGGAAGAGGTCAAGTCGGCTATACGGTCTGTTCCTTGTCTCATGGATTACTACGAGATAGGCGAGCGATATATCCGATCTAAGGATGGGCGTATCACTTATGTCTTTGCCGGTCTTAGAAGGAACCTTGATAGCATTAAGTCTAAGGCTCGTATTCTTCTGTGCTGGGTGGATGAGGCAGAGACCGTTACTGAGACAGCTTGGCAGAAGCTTATCCCTACAGTGCGAGAAGATGACTCTGAGATATGGGTAACGTGGAACCCTGAGAACAAGCATTCCGCTACGCATTATCGCTTCCGGGTAACAGAGCCTGAGCAGTGCAAGATCGTAGAAATGAACTGGCGTGATAACCCGTGGTTCCCTGATGTATTGGAACAGGAGCGTCAGGAAGACCTCAAGAAACGCCCGGATGTTTACGATCACATATGGGAAGGCGACTTCAGGATCTTCTCAGAGGGTGCGTATTACACCAATGAAATGGCTAACGCCTTACACGAGAACCGTATCGACCGTGTGCCATATGAGCGCGCAGTGGGGGTGGTTACAGCGTGGGACTTAGGTGTAGGCGATTCTACAGCTATATGGTTTGCACAGTTTGTCGGCCCTGAAGTGAGGCTGATTGACTACTACGAGAACGCTGGGGTCGGGCTAGACCATTACGCACGCATACTCCAAGAGAAGGGCTACGTCTACGAGCAGCACGTCTTGCCTCATGATGTGAGGGTCAGAGAGCTGGGCAGTGGCCGGTCTCGATTAGAGGTATTGGATAACCTTGGTGTGCGCCCGGTCAGTATCGCACCGCAGCTCAACGTAGACGATGGCATCCAAGCCGTAAGGTCTATGCTCGATCTCTGCTACTTTGACAAGGATAAGTGCGAAAGAGGTATCGATTGTCTCAGGCAGTACAGGCGTCAATACAACGAGTCAATGATGGTCTGGAATGAGCGACCATTGCACGACTGGACATCACACTGTGCGGATGCATTCCGCTATCTCGCTATCGGGTACAAGAAAACCTCAGATTGGGGTGAGCCTATCCGTAGGAATCTTGCAGGCATTGTATGAAAATGGTACTTGACGCCTGTTGTGGCGGACGCATGATGTGGTTTGATAAGCAAGATGATCGTTGCTTGTTCGCTGATTGTAGGCAGGGCGTTTTAGATGTCAGTCACTGCACCACTAATCCCGGCAAGAAAGAAGTAAAGC